TCTTGATTTACATTAGGAAGCTAAGATGGATATAGCTTGGTGAACCCTAAGAATAGAATTCCTCCCACCTTTTTCCGCTACATGCGGTATCAGCAATTTCAAACGGCATCTCGTTATTCTAGACCGGTAATTCTTCGGTTGTTGATTAGGAGATGCAGGCTTGTACGCAATTTTGTCGCGCACGGTCCTCCAAATTGTACCTGGATGGGACGAATCCCAGCAAAGGTCTTTGTCCGTTTGTGCTGATGGACTACCATCTTCGTTAGATCTCAAAGTATCCCAGTAATACGCAATTAACGTAGGTACAGGAACGAGATTTGGCGACTCGACTAAACAAGAAAACATGTAACATTGTGTTTTCGTCGAGTATACCGGAGGATTAATTGGTTCATACCAGTTGCAGGTAATACGTTTTACGCCTGCATAATCTGGTAAGTCCTCAGGTATTGAAAAGATAGGGCCTCCAATGCGGAGAAGTTCTCTTTTCAGTAGATGGATAGTGGATGGTAAATCGTATTCGGACCACCTGAGGGTGAGACCGTTTACGATCTTATGTAGAAAGGCAAGATACTTCCATTTGCCCAGGACCGCACCAACCCCTTCAGGGTTAGCCGGTCGCACGTCAAGGGATTTGAAAAAATCTCCTCCACATGACTCCCGAAAGGGAACCGACACAAAAGTCTTGTCATGGTTCAATGCAAAACCGCAATCAGATAAGACACTGACTACGTAAGGATGCAATCGCCTATGGTAAATTAGATCATCACCAAAGACTGAAATGAATCCCCGCCTTCCGAGTAACTCTTGTATAGCCGCTATTATGGCATAAAACAAGAGAGTTTGCAAGGTAAAAGTGAAACCTATACCCATGCCCATAAAAGAGGCCATGTGGTACCGCTTACCCTCGATGGAGATCGTTTGTAGGCGACCTAAATCGAAGTGACGATACCATTCACGTGGTACAAGCTTCCTAACTAGTACAGATGTAAAACAGTTAGACGCATTTGACAAGTCCGCAGTAACCAAGGATTGTTTCTTGGATTCCTGTTTAGCAACCTGTTTATGTAGCTCAGGCTGCCGAGAAATGTCGATACGAACTTTTTCTAACCTCTTCTGTATCATAACCCCTAAACCATAGGAATGGAAGGAGCCAATCAACGTATTAGGGAAGATTCCTCGCAATGTCTTATAACTTTTTGGGACATTAATGAGGTTCAGGGCATCTATCTCCTGCGTCTCAGATGAGAACGCACGACAGAAAAGTTCATCTGTCGCACAGTAGTCTTTCAACCACCGTAGGTGACCATAACTACCTGTAAGCGGGCCTTCTGCTTTAACATGAAGGTAGCTCCTGGTTGTCGGAAAACCGACACAAGCTTTAGTACTAAACCTACAGCTTGAGTAGTGTTCATCTCGATCATAAGGTCCGAGGACGCTTTTCACGATCTGTCTTGCTCTCTTAAGAACCACTTCAGTGGACTGCTTATAAGCAGCGCGAGGTCTTGCTAAAGATTCCTGAAGTTCTAGGAATTTTGCATTAGTCGACTTCGTAAGATCCGTAAGGCTATATAAATCTTTACTAAATGAGTACCGCTTCAAATAATTCTTGATTTGGTACCGGGCCTTGAAGCTATACCTAGGGCCGTTGAAATCCGGCTCAGGCATAGTGATAGTTAATTCCCGTAGTCGAGCATAATCGCCGAGTTTTTCACATTCGGCAACGACGCTGTGTACGGAATTATATCGTTTGTCTTCAAGACCCGCGCTTGTAGAAAGGTCAGATACCAGGGCCGCATAAACACGACCCATGATACGATCGGTGTTGTAACCGATCTTCTCTTTTACTTTAGCCATGACATGATCCTCGATGGTTTTAAGTTTATGACTGTGGAATTATTCCAGTTTAACCCAGAGCACCGGTCTTAAAGAAAGGCACGGTGTCGGTGTCGAAACACAACTGGGCCATGTAGCATAAAATCGCTACAATTTCGGCGTCAGTGCTTTCGGCATGAGGTTCAACTTCGATTCGCCCAAGTGGGTACTCGACAGTCTTACCATCCGCAAGGAGTTTTGGAATGGCGAGAGTAGCAGAGAATTTACCTTTCTGCCAGGTGCCGTCCGCACGTTTTGCGGGCATACGGCTTTTAAACGTAATGCCGGGACGCAGACGAAAATCTGTTACCGACAAATCCGCAACGTGTACTCCAGATTTTACTTGGAGACCGTCAAGATTAAACGTTTTGGAAGTGCCACCGGTCGCTGAATTTGTAGCGCCGGAAAGCAGGGTCATACCTGAAATTGGCATAACATTCACCTTTTAAATGTTGGTATGCGCTGCCACAATAAAGTAGCATGATCCACATACTGTTTTAATGTTGTTAGCCTCGGATTTATTTGAGGCCAGGAACTGATTGGTATCTGTACGTCACGTCGGTACGAATTGACAAATGTTCTAAAAGGAGCTGGTTTTACGTGCTCCTTTAATATGTCAAGGTACGCCCCATAAAACGTTACGCGTCCAGGAACTACATCAAAATATGCATGTAAGTTTCGAGATACGCAGTTTTGAATGGGGATGACGGCAGGGTCCGGTGTTAAGGATCCTATTAAAGTCGATACATCTACAAATCGGTCAATCACGAATGAGAGTGGGGTTAATTCCCACATTACACTTGGTATATGTCTCAACGAGAGACCGTAACCATTTAGTGCCTCATCCAACCCATAGCCGCGATTTAGGCGGTAGCTTAAGGACGCCTGCGTATAATATTCCCAAAAGAATTTAACATCGCAGATCAAATCCCAATTGCTCATGCCGTAAATCGGTATTGCCTGGGTTGGCATCGTAAAGGTTTGTCTTCCTTCACGAAACCGTTTCTTCGCAAGCTGCACGCCTGGTTGATCCCAATAGGACCAGTCCATAGACATGATGTCGCCAATCTCCTTTATGAGAGGACTGACGCCGAATCTCCAGGTTAACCAGAAATCTGACGCCTCATTGACAACATAACACCCAGCTTGGGCCTTGCTTTTTACACCGAAACGATCGGCGAGTTTCTTCGGCACTTTCGGATTTGGTTGGAAGAGAGTATACTTATTACCCTTCCCAGGACGGATGAACTTACCGCCCAGCAAACCCGAACGCTTACATAAACTAGCAATGGCACGTGATGGTGATAGCAACATCTTCACCGTCTCACTTAGCTCTCCTAGCGTCACGCCCATGGCGTGGACTGGCTCGGATGCTTTAGCAACACAGTTTTGAAGACACCATTGTTCCACGCTCAAGTTTCGAGCAGGGAACGTAGAGATCGACACAGGAAAGGGGAAATAGGGATGCGTATAGCGTGGGTAGGGGACAAAGGAACCTTCGAGTAGAAGGCCCATCGATCCATCCCATCGTCTGTACTCAACCTTACCCACACCATTGTATCGGTCGTTGCCGTACACGATGGAGGACACTTGGAAGGGCATAAAATGCCCAGGAACACGCACCCTTCGTTCGTTCCGCACTCTAACTCGATTATTATCCAAATAGGTAATAAACCGAGCGGGGCCCACATCCCAAACCGATTTGCTTTCGCCAATCGGCTCAGGTTGTGTAAGCAGCAAGTTAGTACCGCTGCCACCCCAAGAATAATAGTACGGAGCTTTGAAAGTACGTTTACCTGATGCATACATTTGCC